CGTTTCCGGGAATACTATAAGACATTTGTTAATAAAACTCTACTGCTAAACATACTAAAATTAAGCAGTAGAGTTTTATTAACAAATGTCTTATAGTATTCCCGGAAACGCTTCCGCTTACAACCGCACCCGCGCAACGCAAGGTTTCCTTGAAGCCCAAGGCATGAGTCCAACCGAGGCTCAGCAGCTCGAAGATGAACAGTTTGAGCGTGAGTATGGCGGTGGCATGTCCCGTGCCGAACTTCAGGATTTTGATACCCTGATTAGCCGTCTTGAGGGCTCCAAAATGCGTCAAGCTGCTCAAGGTAACCGTGCACGTCAACGTGACACCATGGCTGCAGGCCTTGCCGGTATGATGGGTAATTTCTAATCTGTCTAATGCTTGCTGGTAATGCCTGAAATTGATTCAAGTACTGATGAGAGCTTTGATCTCAAGCGTTACCGGCAAGCTGCTGACGTAGCATATCGCTACGCCAAAGATAGAATAGAAAAAGAAGACTCACCTGCACCTTCAAAAGAAGAAGATGCCTTTGGTAAAGAAGGCAAAAAAGGAACTACATCATGAACGAAGAAGATTTTTACTGGGAGAATCCGAAGAATCCGGATCCGTATGATCTATTATTTGACGAGGACCAAGCCCGTAAAGCTGCGTCTGCTGTCAAAATCTTCCAAGATGTTTCCGTTGGTTCTTCTAAAGAAAAAATGAAGGAAGCAGGTGAACAAGAACGTGCATCCATTGGAAAAACCGGTGAAGAGCAAAGAACTTCTGCAGAACAAGCCCAGCGTTTCAGCGAAAGCGACGAAATGCGGGACTACAACCAAGCCCAAAGAGCATATCGATATTGATATCTTTGATCAGTGGGTTGATAATTTAGACTCACCTACTGAGCAAGCTTTTAGGGCATTTTGCGCAGAAAACTACTCCATCATCGAGTGCTACCTGTACGCACGTTTCTTGCGTTACAACGGCAGTGTAGTCGGCTGTGACCTTTGGATCCAACAGAACTATCCCAAACCTGATCACAGGAAAGTTTTGTTGCGTGAAATTGATGAGATGCAGGAAGATATTAGGAAATTACGAGATGACGTAGATAACGGTATTGTTAAACGTGATGCTGGTGTTGCGCGAATTGCAGGCATGCAAAAAGAATTGCGTGGCACCATCGCACAGATGAGTCTTTTTACTGCCAGTAGGGACCGCAAGGGTCTGTTAATGGCAGGCGCTGATCGGGCCATACGTGAGCTTCTAACCATCTTCAAGGATGATCCTATTGAGATCCCCCTGGAAGAGGCCTCAATGAGCGTATGGTCTCATATGCAGATGGAAGAGTAAACGTCTTAGAATAACTCAATGCAAAAGCCACCTCCGCAACCACCGGAATACGGTGAAAATATTGCCGGTCGATTATTTGATGTTGCACGTCAACTTCAAAAGAATCGTGAATCTTATGCTGGTGTACAACGTCCTACACCCTTGACGCAAAAAGTTTCCCAGGGTCAAGACGTAATGAATGCCTTAATGCAGAAAAAACAAAATGAACAAGGACAAAGCTCCTCTTCAACTCCTGGGACACTTCAAGAAGAAGGAAGCGAAGAACAAGGACGGAAGCGAAATGTCCGATAAGGAGAAACGGAAAGCTGCATTAGATAAAGCTCGTAAATACAAAGTACAGAATAAAAACAGCAAAGACAAAGAATGAGGTAGCATTCAGTAATACACTGAATAATACTGATCGTGCCTGCATATCAGCATCTTGCATATCGACGTAACGCACAAGCTGCTGCCCGCAGGCAACAAATTCGTGTTCCACGAAATCTTGAAACTCTTCAACGAGCAAGGGATGATTTTGGTTTCTTTTGTGACTATGTAGCCGACAAGCCTCCGGCAGAACACCACAAGGAATGGCATCGTCACTTCGTCACCAACGAAGACAGTAGCTGTCTCACCAAGATTGCTGGTCCCAACGTGGATCTACTTGCACCCCGTGGTTCCGCCAAATCCACAGTCTTAGGTTTGTTTACGGCATGGGCAATTGGTGTGCACACCATGGCCAAGATGCCACTACAGATTCTTTACTTGTCTTACACAGTTGATATTGCACGTTCCAAGTCTGCGACCATCAAACGCATCATTGAAAGCAAACGATACCAAGAAGTTTTCCCTAAGGTTCGCCTCCTTAAGAACGTTACCAGTAATGAGTACTGGTCTATTGATCATAAATTTGCAGGCATTGACACCACTGGTGAAGAACAATTTACGCTCTGCGCGGCTGGCCTCAAGGGTTCGGTGACATCCAAGCGTTCGCACCTAGTGATCATTGATGACGCTATTAAATCTGCTGCGGACATCTCCAACCCTGACATCCGTAAACAGATGCAGGACAACTGGAATGCTGTGATCGCACCAACCATGTTTGAAGGCGCACGTGCCATCTGCCTTGGTACTCGCTTCCGACATGATGACATTCACTCCACTACATTCAATCCACAAAATAATTGGATGCAAATTGTGTTGTCGGCAATCTTAACAGATCCCAAAACAGGGGATGAACTTTCGTACTGGCCTGATATGTGGTCATTGGATTACTTGAAGGAAAAGAAACGACAAGCACCAATTGCCTTCTCATTTCAGTACATGAATCAGGTGGTTCGACAAAACGAACTTTCCCTGGCACCAGAACTGATTGTGAAAGCGGAGATTGCAACGGAGTTTGATTGTCTTGCTGTAGGGGTTGATCTATCTGCTGGCACCAAGGAGAAAAATGATTACACAGTGATGGTATTAGGTGGACGGATTGGCGATTGTATTCACATCATTGATTACAGGCGTATCCGCGTAATGGGCAATCTGGAAAAACTAGACGCACTCAAAGAACTGCTTAGTGATTGGTCAGTTCTTGGTTGCGACCAGAACGGTGTTTATTTTCCCACTTATTCAACATGTGACATTTACTCAGAAGCTGTACAGTACCAGGCATCCCTGGAGGCTGACTTTAAACGTGTTTGCTTGAACGGTGAGAATCTTTACAACCTTAACTGGCATGCCGTTAAAGGTTTCCGCGCAGATAAGTTGGCACGTTTCCGTGGGTGCATGGGTTTATTTGAAGATCGAAAAATTATTTTCAATCGTTTCAGAAACTTCACTGCAATGTTTGAAGAGATGACCAACTTTGGTGTCAGCAGTCACGACGACTGCGTCGACGCACTTGTGTGGTTAATCAACGGTTTAATGCGTAAAGGGAAACTTCAACTGGATTATTAAATTGTAGAATTGAAAAAAAGAATTTTTACTCGTGGGTCCGGAGTATGTAGCGATTGCGATTACTGCAGTTATATCGGCAATCACAGGCGGTTCCTGGACCGCAAATAAAATATTAGATCGACAGCAAGAACGTCTTCAGCACGCCATGAACTATGCTGATGCACAAAAGCGTAGGATTGATGTCCTAGAGGATCAAATCAATCGAATGCCAATGGAATACGTTCTTAAGGTTGACTTCCTTAGGGAGATAAAAGAAATGCATGATAATTTTCGCGAAATCAATAATAAGCTTGATAAGCTAATGGAAAAGCTTTTGTCTAAATGAGCTACATCCTCGAGGTCCAGGAGGACGAAAACGGTGATCAATACATCACATTACCCGATGAAGTAATTGAAGAACTAGGCTGGCAGGAAGGCGATGTTCTTAACTGGGATGTACGAGGTCCTGGTATATGCCTCACCAAAGTTAACGACTCTGCTGGCTACGAAGTAATAGAAGAGTAAAATAGAAACAACAGCGAAAAGCAAATGCGATTTTACGGTGGTGGACCAGTAGGCGTAGGAAACGCAGGTGTTTTTAACAACGCAACAATGAGCGCCAATATCAATCCCCTTTTGGACCCAAAATTTAAAATACAAGGAGGCGAACCCTGGAATAATACTCCTTTGCTTCCAGGGAGGGACACGGAGCGATATGAGCAACAGCAACAGTTTAGTATTCCGCCTCAGCTTCCTTCTGCCAGTGCAGGAAATATGGAAGATACGCTTGCGCGAGCGCTTGGCAAAAGCACTGTACAGCCTTGGCAGCAAATCTTATTAAATGCTCCCGGTAGTATGACCGATGTTCCTCAATGGGAACGGCAACGTACTGATACCATCAAAGGTCCATACGACCCCGGTAACTACACACAAAATAATAAAGCCAATCCCTTACGAAATTATGGTTGGCCTCTTGGAATGCCACAAGGTTTAGACTCGGGTATTCGACCTTATTTTGAGCGTTATCAAGGTCCTGGTCTCCAGGGTGAACTAGGAACCGGTGCGATCTAAACATAATTTGCTAGCATTCATTAAAAGATCACAATAATGGCTGACGCTAAAGCACGACTTCAAGAAATTATTGACGCCTATCTCAACAAAGATAGCAACGTCGTAGTTGACACGAGTATCGTTGCGTCTCACATTGCTCAGATGAAACTTTTTGGCATCCGCCAGGGAGTTGAGTTTTTTCCTTCTCAGGACAACTTTGGTGCACAACGTAAAGATTTCCTGGATCGTGTACTGAAATACAACAAACTAGATACGCGCCTTGATTCAATCTGGGAGTATTTCCTGTGTGATGGCAAAGGTCTTTTTTACATCCGTCCAACCAAGCAAAACTACAGGCTTTATTACTTTCGTGAGCACGAATATCGTGCCTATTACAACGTTGATGGCGAGTTGGATGAAGTTGTAATCATCTACAGCTATAAGGTACGCAAAGGAAACGGCTTTGGTGATCAACTGAATACAACAAATCTCACTGGAACACAAAGCACTTACAACCCTGGCGCCAAGCGTTACATTCGTTTGTCCATTAAAGCCAAGGAAATTGAAGAAACTCACTCCGATTCGGAGATGACTTTTGACATGCCAACCTACGCTTTAACCGGGAGCACTAAACAGCTTAAGAACAGTCTTGGCTTTATCCCTTGCGTAGAGATTATCAACAATACTCAAGGTTTCTCGAACGAAGGATCCGGTGAGTTTGACGCAGTAGCAAATCATATCTGTACTCATGATGAGTTGATGCGCACCATGCGCAAAAACATTACGTTCTTTGGTAACCCTACACTTCTTTCTTCTCGTCCCAAGACGGACCTGATGGAAGCAGGTGGTGATGCCGTTGTACAACGCCCATCAATTGCCGCCAACTCTGGCTTTACAAGTCCTGCGGCACTAAGTCGATCTACCTTCAAATCTGATCCGGTCAGCCGTGGCGTAGATGGTCAGATCCGAGTTCCACGCGTTATCGCAAACCTGGAACCAAACGACCGAGTTGGGTACATTGTCCCAGATGCCATCACTGGTGACCAAAACGCTTTTGCCCGTCAATACCGCGAAGAAATTCGTACAGCCTTAGGTGGTGTTGACGAGCTTTCAATTTCTGCAGGCGTTACTGCAACAGAGTACAAATCATTGTTTGGTCGTGTTGCTGCAACATCTAAGAAAAAAGCAAATGCTATTTATACCCACGGCATCTCTCGTTGTCTTGAACTGATTATCTATCAAGAAGAGCAGTTGTTTAAAACAACGCTTGGTATGGCGGCGGGCCTCGAGAAACCTGTTGACTTGGCGCCAGGCGCTAGCCCTGAAGAAGAGGCCGCCTATGACGAGGCGATGAAACAACACAATGAGATGTTGAAAAAACTTATGATGGCTTGTGTGGAGACACAACAAATTCCACCCAAAGTTATCGGCCTTATTCCTGACGGTGACGTAACAGTGTTATGGCGTTGGATGGGGCCTGTTTATGAGGACTCTACTCAAGACATCCTCAACAACTCCATTGTGGTGCGAAACCTACAGGAATTAGGTGTTGATAGCATTGAAGCACTGAAATACCTCTTCCCGTCTAAGACGGATGAGGAAAGGGCCGAGATGTTATCTGGGTTCCCTTTCAGGATGGTGAACGAATTGCAGGGTGCTTACTCTCAATTTGCTCGCTTAGTGGGGGGCATGATGCAGACTCCTCACCCACAGGCACCGGACTTACCGATGGCTGCGGATCCAAGATTGGATTTAACCCCATATCTGTATCGAACATTAGAAGCTCTACAAAAGGAGATGAGTTATGCAGGACGCTACCGTCCAATCGATCCCACAGACGAGCCAATCACCAGTGGCGGTGGCTCCAAGCAGCTACGTGGTACCGGCCCAAGCTCCGGCACCTCAAGCTCCGGTGGGGATGCCGGTTCAGTATCAGGTGGGTACCAGCTACCCCCAAGCAGTGCCTCAGGCGGCCCCCAGCTACCAATCAGCCCCTACGCAGTACGCCCCCCAATCCCAACCGGCGGCTCCGGCCAACCCGTGGGAGTCGGCGTTCAACAAAGTAGTGGGTCTGCTGAGCAGTCCAGTTCAATCCCCGTTCCAGGGTCAGTCATCTCCGACGACGCAATACGCCCCGGCGAACTACGGTCAGCAGTACAGCAACCCAGCTACGCAACAATCGGCTCCGCAGACTTGGTCACCCAACCAGGACTACTCGCCCAGCTCTTCCCAAACCTCCTCGGGTCCGTCCTTGGCGGAAGTGGCGGATTACCTGGGGTGGAGCAACGAAACCCGAAACGTAATCGACGCGTACGGTCTGGAAGCACCCGCAATCCTAAATAATTACGGCCTCCAGCTTGAAGCAATGCTGGACAGTGCTGTTGCCTGGGGCGGCAAAGCGACTGAAACTCTTAATCGTTTCGCCAACTTCTCTGTTGCTGAGCACCAAGAGAATCTGGCCTACAACGAAATTCTGACGAATCCCGACGTACTTAGCGATTACACGCTGAAGTTCTTTGGTCCCGAAGGTCCGTACCCCGTGTACGAAGATGAGTCCCAACTTGAAACCCGTGGTTATCCGACCGCAGCGATTCAAGATTACATGGGCAACTTCCCCGCACCTCCTGCTGCTTCTGCTCCCCAACAGCCTGAAAACTTCTGGGGCAGCTTCAAGCAACAAATGGATGTGAACCCTGAGAATGCTTGGCGTCTTCTGAACCAAGCCCAACCTCAAGTTGTTGCCAACAAACTGTTTGTAATGGAGTAAAGCGATGCGTAATCGCTTAAAAATAGGCGTACCTCTTGCGGCTGGCTTGGCTGCGGGTGGGTACGCCCTTTCTCAAGGTGAAGATCCCGGATCTGCTGCTCTTGCTGCGGCTGCTGGTGGTCTTGGCGCTTATGGTGGTTTGGTCGGCGCAACCAAGCTCGCTGGTAAATATAGCGATACTATTCCTGGTCTTATCTCAAAAGGATTAGACAAAGGAGTTGGTAAGTCTGGTAAATCAATTCGTAATCGCGTTGAACAGGCTATTGTCAATAGTCCTGAGTACATGAGTCGCGGCCAGTCTGCAACTTTATATTCTCCACAGACTGTGGGCAATGTTGCGCGAACCGGTTTGCTTGGGTTACCCGCATCCCTTCAGGCAGCAGCAAAACCAGCTTTTGCCGCAGGACTTGTTCCTGCTACTACGCTTGCCGCAGGTGCAGGCGGTCTCGCCTTGGGCACTGCTGCTAACTCCATTGGTTTACCAGGTTTTGGTCAAGGCGGTGCAATTGATCCAGAATCCCCTGGGTCTAGCAACACTGCGAGTGCCAAATACGGTGTAACTCCGTATGCATCCACGCAGTACATGTGACATCTAAGTTCACTACCTGCTAAAATTTGTGTTAGATAAGACATTAAGTGTCTTTATCTTTCACCCGATAGAAACACTGACACTGGAGGATAAACCAAAGTGTTCATTGATAGCTAGTTCAGATCCTGGTAGGTATAGCCCTTCAAGATTTGGTAAATAGCTCCGTGGTTACAGTCAAACTTTTCGGCAATTTTTCTATAAGAAAGACCAGCCTCTTTTAAAGCTTTGATCTGAGCCACATCACCTGAAGAAAACTTTCTTAAAGACTTCTTCGGTGCTCCTTTACTGGCAAAACCATTGTTCTTGTAGCAACCCGTTTTCCAGGCTCTTGTTAAATTTGTTTGTTTGGTAACGATCTCAAGATTGTCAAGTCGGTTATTCCTCTTGTTATTGTCTTTGTGATCAACTTGCAAGGAAAAGTTACTGGTTCCATGGGAACGCAGATCTAATCTTAAAAATGCAATGGCCATTAAAACGTGAAGATTAAATCTCTTTCTTCTTCCATCTACAAGAACTGAAATTCGGTCATAAACACTGGTCGAGCGAATGGGAATCTCTTGAAAATATTCTTGGTTATCGGGATCAAGTTGTTTTTCAAAAGCCTTCCCCTCTTCCGTTAAGTAAAGATTACCAAATCCGGGCACGAGTTTTGGATTCACGTTGTTCATAAACATCTTTCCAAAGCTTATCATGCCTCAACTGAACGCTCAACGTTGTCACCTCATCAAGTAATTGACGAGTGCAAACTGGATGAATTCAGGGAAGCCCTAACGTAAAGCCGAGGGTAATCCTGAGCCAAGCCAATCAAGATCGTGATTGGAAGGTGCAGAGACTACTGGGGGTAACACGCACTTGTTACGTAATACCAGATTTAGCGTCCGGCATCCCATAGGGATGAAGAGATAGTCCACCCCTCTAAGAAACTAGAGACCAGGAGAACGATTTTCCGAAGATTTTAGGTGCGGAACTTTATCGTCCCCACCCTGCATACATTACTGAAATGGCCGTGGAGCCCGTGGTTGTCCACGACTTCACCCGTCAGCCCGGTCAAACTGTTCAGTTGGACCGCTATAAGTTCTGGGGTACCCCTGGTACCAAGGACAGCCGTGAGCGTATTGCCGACCAAACTATCGGTACCGCTAACAGCCGTAACATCACCAAGGAAAAGGTGTTGGTGGTGCTCAAAGAGTACACCGGCCCTGCAGACCCCGGCGATCCTACTCAGCCTAGCACTTTCAAGATTGCGCGTGAGACCTTGATCACCGCGCAGCGCCTGCTTTTGGATAGCGGGAACCTTAATATGTTCCACCAGTCCATCGGTAGCCTGACGCTGCTTGATGACTATCGTCGTTGGCGCGACCGCGTCTTTATTGACGAACTTGCCAAAGCCGAAGCCAATGGCCAGGCTAGTACTACTCAAGGTGGTTACTACTTCCCTGGTGGCAAAGCCAAAGATAGCTCCGGCCGCATTTCTTATAGCTCCACTGAGTATACTGCCGATCTGCAGCAGTTCTCGGTGCGTACCGACCTGCTGAACATTGTTAAGGACCTGCGCAAGCGTAACGTCCCTACCTTTGCTGATGGTCTGTATCGCTGTATTTGCGATCCCACTTTCATGATGCACCTGCGTCGTGACCCTGATTTCCGTGAGATCGCCCGTTACGCTGGTAACCCTGGCCAAGGCATGTACATGGGTAACCCCATGCTGCCTAACAACGCCAGCTTCTACCAAGGTCCCCAAGCTGGTCAAGGTTACTTCCTGGCTGGCGAACCTGTTATGCCTACCGGCGTGCAGTTTGAAGGCGTCAAGTTCTTCGAGTCGACCAACTTCCCGACCAAGAACGTCAGCACTTCTTTCAACGGTGGTTCCACCTACACTTCCCAAGAAGTTGCCCAAGGTTACTTCTTCGGTCCTCAGTCGATCGGCGTGGGTATTGGCGGCCCCAATGCTCAAGTTCTGATCAACAACAACGACGACTTCAGCCGCTTCATCATCTTGATCTGGCAACTGTATGCCGGCTTCGAAATCCTGAACAAGGACTTCGTGACCACCGCATTCAGCTATGTGTCTGATGACGGTACTGTCTGATAGTTAACCATACACATTTATAGGAAAAGATAAATGACCTATTTGTCCGCTAAGAAAATTTATCCCGGCAACTGGGCTGAGCCCCTGAACGGCTGGTATAAAAACATTGACAACAGCCAAGATGGTACCAATGATGGTTCCAAGGGCGGCCCCACTTCGGTGCTGGCTACCCCTGGCTATCGTTACTTCCAGCAGCGTGGTTACGTTGCAGTTACCGCTGTCTCTGGCTCCGGTGTTGCTGCCGCTGATGTGATCGTTCCTTCGCCTTACCGCCAGGACGACACCCGTACCGACATCACCGGCATGGTGATCTCTGGTACGACCACCTTGCCTGCTTACGTGTACCGCACCGCTATCTCCGTGGCCTCTGGCTGGGGCGATGGTCGCGTGGCCTCTGGTGTGTATGCCGCCACCGGTAACGTCATCTCCTTCGGTCGTAGCAACGCTGGTAGCCCCACCGCGGCTTCTGGCGTTGGCGAAGGTGTGATCCAGGCGAACCTTACCTCCACTGTGTCCGGTACTCAGGTGGGCGAAATCTACTTCGCTGGTGGCACCGCTGGTTATGGCTCTGCTCCCTTCCTGATTGCTAGCGGCGCTGCTGGTGTTACCGCCGGTAACGTCAACTACGCTGCTACCACTGGCACCACCCTGAAAGTGTTTGCCAAGGAAACTGCTAACAGCACTGCTACTTCCGGTGGTTTCTATATCTCCACTGCTGACTCTGCCGCTGGCCGCATTGGTTACTTGGTGGTTGAAGTGTGCTACATCCAACCCGATGAAGCGCCTGGCTACGAAGATATTGATGGTTATCTGACGGGTCGCACCGTTAGCTGATTAGGTTAAACTAGGACCAGGTAATTACTGGTCCTATGACAACCATTCCGTCAATGCTTTATCAACACAAAAAAACAGGCGCTCGCCTCAAGGTTGTAAGCGAATGGGATAACGGCGATTGGTTTATGGTCGAAGATCAAGACGGTCGCCTTTTCACCGCTTATAAAACTGAGCTGGTGCCAGATGAAGAGGCTACTAAAAAAGTAAAAACTCTTCAAGTAAAAGATAAAGCTGCACAAGAAGAGCCGCGAACTTTCCCACCGGATGTTCGTTTAAACATCAATTCAGCTACCGCTCAAATGATCGCCGATCATATTAAAGGCGTTGGATTGAAAACAGCTCGAGAAATTAAAGACCTTCAAATGTCCTTATCGGGTGAAAGGTTCAACACTCTCGAACAACTGCGACAAGTTGGGCGTATCGATTGGGATGCAGTGTTCGCTGCTGATTTAATTAGGGTTTAATTCTCATCTCCAAGTTCTGCCCCTGGGAGACCAGGGGTTTTTTAATCTTAAAATGTTGGTATGGCAAAAATAACACGATTAGGACAACTTGGCTCAACAGGAGTTTCTTCTGGGCCACACCTGCATGCTTATATTAAAAATTTAACTACGGGTGAATATGAAGATCCAGGCATTCATAGAAGCAAGTTTTTAAATGTTCGAGTAGGGCCTAATCGTGTACCTAAGTACATCGCAGACGAAAAAGGTGGATTGATACTGAATCCCGCCGCCGGTCTGACGATGACCTCTGGTTTTGGGGCACGTAATACTGGCATTCCAGGGGCTAGTACATATCACCGAGGGCGTGATTATGGCGGCGCAGAAGGAACTGAAATTTACGTAGAGGGAGACGTTAAATTCACGCCGCGTCCTAATTCGGGAGGATATGGTAACCTTGCCACCTGGACCACACAAGATCAAAAATATGAACTTGGTTATGGTCACATGAAAACTTTAGGCGAAGCAGCTGATCTTACCGGATCTAAAGCTTCGACTCCTTCTAGTGCTGTTTCTTCTAGCGCAACTACTGATCCCAAAGAGTTTTTGGTTGGTTATCTGCTTGGCACTGGCTTTAGTGGGACTCCAAAAGAAAGTCCGCAAACAGCTATAAAGCGTCAATTTGTACAGCAACTTATACAACCACGTGATTCATCTGATATGTACATGCAAATGCTTGCGTCCATGCCAAATCCGTACGCTGTTTAATTCACTACATCTATAATTAAAAACATACGGAAGTAAGCTGTGCAGCTCAGCGATTTTGACAAAAGTAGAGTCCGGTACCACCTGGGCTACTTCACGGTTTCCGTGCCGGCGGGTGACTATGCTCGTTTAGAAGAAGCTCTTAATACCGTCCCTGATTCTTACTTTTACGACAAAATTGCAATTCAGATCAGTCGTTGTGATACGGCTGAAAAGAAAACAGAAGTTGCATTATCTCCTTCCACTCGCCTTGAAAGTATTGCTGGCGACGTTGACCGTACTATCCGGTCTAGCAATGCCAAAGAAGCATTAAAGGTTTGGGACGAGGTTTATCTCTACGAAACAAACCGTTTAGCTGGCATTCTTTACGTACCCAACTACAAGGATCCGTTCCAGGCCCGTTACCGTTACGAACGCTCTGGCGCTGAATTTATCCAGGCATTACCTGGACCTGCCGACACAGCAGTTGGCTCTCGCATTTATTTACATGAGGTTTGGAGGTAATTATGCCTAGTTTTGCAATGGGCAAAGAACTTGCCGGTTTAGGAGGAGTACTTAATCGCTTTGTTGCTGCTCCCGCTGCAGGCGCTGCTTTGTTTAATCAAGGACGTACAGGTTCAACATTAGATAAAGCCCTGCGAGCTATTCCCTCAACTAAAAATAACGACGCGGGCCGCGCTGCCTGGAATGAGCTGCAGTACATTGGTGGGCAGCTTATGCAAGGACGAAATCCGTATGCCAAACCTGCGATTGGCCGGATTCCTCCAAGTGCCAACGGTGTATCTTATCGCGATGCTGAGCTACGTTTAGCGGCAGGTGGCGGTGGCGGCGGTGGAGGCAATGCTGGATATACAACTTCTTTTTCTTCCCCGCAGGGTGGTTATTCTCCCGCTGCCGAGCGTGCGTACCAGCAAGAAGCATCACGCGTTGCACAAATCACCGCACAAGACCCTGAGCTTCAGCGTTACGAACTTGCCCGTCAGAAAGCAGTTGCTGCTGGCGCTGGATCGGCTGCCGAACAATCTGCAGAAGACCTGGGCATGCAGATGTGGGCAAAGGCAAATCCAACTCTTGCCGCAAAAGTAAAGCAAGGTCAAGCTGGGTACGGCGCAATTCAAGGCACACTTGCAGGTAATGCCGCACGCGCAGGACAAGGCTTTGGCATGCAGGAGCAATTAGTACCTACTCCCCAAGGCTTCCCTACCAGTGTTCCTGCGTTCCCTGAGGGGACTGGTTATGGAACAGGCTTCGGTATCGGTCAAACCCTGGCGCAAACACCTGCAATTTCTTTTGGCGCCCCACAGCAGGCTCCTGCGGCTTCTGCAGCCCAAAGTGCATTTGGTCAGCCTTCTGTTCTAGACACTGCAGACTTTGAACGTCTTCTCCAACAACTTAAGAAATAATCCTCTGGCATTGCAAGGCATGTAAGCCCAGCCAACTGGACACAGATCTATGATCTACGGGTGCCAGTGTTGTTGCTTTAAAACCATGATTCTCTGCCCTAAGTTTGTTAAACGTACTTTGACCTATCTAGCTACGGCCCTTGCGCTGCAAACCGTATTTATCCCTGGTCTTAAAGCAAGTTCAAATTGGGTAGGAGAAAGTTAAACCAGACGTTATGGCTACGCCTAAAGTTGGTATTCTTCCAAATGAAGAACGGATGGCAATCATCCGGGGTGCCAGGGAGCTTGGCTTGCATCCGTATGAGTTCGGTGCATTCCTATCGCTTGAGTCTGGCGTCAACATGGACCCTAATATTGTTGGGGGTGCGGGCGGTCGCCATAAAGGCTTAATTCAATTCGGTCAAAACGAACAAAAACTCTATGGCATCTCTGGGCCTCAAACCAGGGCTGGCCAAATGCCTAAAGTTCTTCAATACTTTAAAGACCGTGGTTTTAAACCCGGTCAAATGGGTATTGATCGCGCATATGCAACAGTACTTGGTGGAAATCCAAACGTTTCGTTGAATGCCAAAGATTCTTTTGGTACTTCCGTTGCAGGTGTTTTGCCGCGTTTCAAGCAAGGTGGAGATCTTTATAAGAACGCACAACGTGTTCTTGGTGATATTCCAACTGATACGGAAACGGTTCAACAGCAGCCTGGCAAAGGACAAGACGTATCTGCCGCTAGTTTCCTGCAAGGGTTTATGTCAGCTATGGCTGGCAATCAACCCAAGGAACTTTCTACTACTGATCTGGTAAAGCAAGAGTTAATGGCTAGGTTGTTAACTCCTGTCCCAGAGATTGATTCGCTAGATTTTCTAGCTAACATGAGAC